TACTACATTCCAGATCCTAATAATATTACTTTTCCAAGATTTGAATGTGGAACAAAGACCTTTACTCTTACTAATGATATTGACAACAATCAGGATAATGCAAGAACCATTGCAGAGGAATCATTCAGTGGATCTGGCACTTTAGAAACAGTTCAAGAAAACATTATTTCGGTTAGAAACGCAAGAGTTGAATTGAAGAATGAGTTCCAGAGTAGAAATGTTAACAGAGATCTTGGAACAGAGGTTACTAATAGTAGAGTTGTTTCTTCGAGAACAAGGACTCAGACAATTATTACTTGGTATGATCCATTAGCACAATCATTCTTGGTAGAAGATGAAACTGGAGTATTCCTGACAAGTTGTGATGTTTTCTTTAGATCTAAAGATGATATGGATATTCCTGTTGTCTTCCAATTAAGGACGATGATAAATGGATCTCCCTCTGCAAGAGTTCTTCCATTCTCTGAAGTTGTCTTAGATCCTGATGATGTTCAAACATCAGCTGATGGATCAATTGCAACTAATATTCAATTCAAAGCACCTGTGTATGTTGAGGGTGGCACTGAATATGCTGTATGTTTAGCATCTAACTCCACCAAGTATAGTGTCTACATCTCTAGGATTGGTGAGAATGATCTTCTGACAGATACGTTTATCTCTAACCAACCATATCTTGGATCTTTGTTTAAATCTCAGAATGCCTCTACGTGGGAACCAAGTCAGTGGGAAGATCTTAAGTTTACTCTTTATAGAGCAGATTTCCTTGATACTGGATCTGTTGAGTTCTATAGTCCAGAACTTACAAGAGGAAATGCACAGATTGCAAAACTTACTCCCGATCCCATTGTCCTTCAGTCTAGATCAATCAGAGTTGGTCTTGGCACCACAGTTGCAGATTCCTATGAGTTTGGTAATACATTCTTCCAAGCAACAACAAATGCAACTGGAGACCTTGTAGGGGTTGCAGGATCTGCTGTAGGAGATCTTTCAATCAGCAACGCTGGTTTGGGATACACTCCTGCTGATGGTGGTCAAACATTCACTGGTGTTAATCTCGTCACCATAACTGGTCACGGAAGAGGAGCAACCGCGGACATCACTGTTAGAAATGGTAGTATTGTTGCTTCTGGTGCTACCATTAATAATGCTGGTGGTTCTGGATATCAAGTCGGTGATGTTGTTGGAATTGATACAATTGGAGCAGCATCTGTTGGTAGAAATGCAAGACTCACAATCTCAGGAATTGGACATACTAATGAACTTATTCTGAACAATGTTCAAGGTGAGTTTGTCGTTGGAGCAGCAAAAACACTGTTCTTCTTCAATAGTTCTGGTATTTCCACTGAACTCAATTCGTCTGGTGCTGTTGGACTTGGAACTGGTGGAGATGTTCAAATCACAAATATTGAAACTGATTCCGATGGATTGCACTTTAAAGTCAATCATCAAAATCATGGAATGTATTTCTCTGATAACTCTGTAATTATATCTGGTGTTCACCCTGATGTAAAACCAACTAAGTTGACTGCAGAATACTCATCTACATCTACAGATCAGATTGCAGTTGGTGGTGGAACAACATTCTCAACTTTTGAAGGTGTTGGAGTTGGAACAACTAATGTTGGTTATCTCCTAATCGGAGATGAGATTATTGAATATACTAATGTTTCTGGAAATAGTATTGGTGGTAATATTGTAAGAGGCACTGATCCGAAGACATATCCTGTTGGAACTCCTGTCTATAAGTATGAACTTGGTGGAATTAATCTTAATAGAATTAACAGAACTCATACATTGAGTGATGTTACTAAACTCGATCCGTTCACGTTTGATAGTTATCAAGTTAAAATTGATACTAGTGCAACAACAGGAACTGACAGAAGCACTGATGTTGGATTCCCCAAACTTTACATAACAGGTGATAGATCTACTGGAGGATCTAGAGTTAGAGCAACTCAAAATATGCCTTTTGAAATTATTACTCCCCAGGTTCAAAATCTAACTGTTCCTGGAACTAGTATTACTGGTGAAATTAGAACAATTACTTCTCAAAGTTTTAGTGGAACTGAACTACCATTTGTTGATGCTGGATTCCAAGATATCACTATAAACCAAAAGAATTATTTTGATACCCCAAGAATGATTGCTTCTAAGGTAAATGAAGATGCACAACTTACCAATATTGTTGGTGGTAAGTCAATGCAGATGAGACTTTTCCTCTCATCTACAGATACTCGTTTAAGTCCCGTTATTGACGCTCAAAGAGTAAATGCAATACTCACTTCTAATAGAGTAAATAATATTATTACAAACTATGCGACAGACTCTAGAGTAAATAGTGCTACTGAAGATCCAACAGCATTCCAATATCTTTCTAAAGAAATTGTTCTGGAAAATCCAGCATCTTCTATTAAAGTTATTGTTGCTGCTCATATTAATGAAGGATCTGATATTAGAGCATTCTTTGCAACTAATAACAAACCAGGATCAGATCCTGTATTTACTCCTTTCCCTGGATATGCGAATCTCAATGAAAGAGGAGAAGTTATTGCATCCGAAAACAATAATGGTGAATCTGATTCCTTTGTAACTAAATCAAATACTCTTGTATTTGATAGTAGAAAACTTGACTACAAAGAATATACGTTTACTATTGACAGATTACCATCATTCAGAACATATAGAATTAAACTGGCTCTGACATCTACAAGTCAGTGCTTTGTACCAAGAGTGAAAGAACTTAGAGTTATTGCCTTAGCATAATATGGATTTTTATGAAATGGAAGGTCATAAGGATCTCGCAAGAGATCCTGAGACTGGAGCAATCGTTAATGTAAATACTTTGGAATATACACAGTATCTTTCAAGACGTGAAGTGAAAACTGAAAAGAATCAGAAAGTACAGACAATGGAGCAAGATCTTGCTAATGTGAAGAGTGAACTAAATGAAATCAAGTCATTACTAAAGGAGTTATTACATGGATCCTGATAGCATAGAGTTGAAAAATTTGTCAAAAATGTTTGCATATCAACAGATTGCAAAAGATATAGATAATTGTGATGACCGTGATATTCTTAAGAATATTGCAAAATCATTTTGCAAACTTTATTATAAACAACAAGAAACAATGTCGGTAATAGGAATTCCAGATGCCATCTAATAATATCACATTCGATCCAGATTCTGGAGTCCCATATGGTCTTAATTTGACCGTATATGGAGGATCGGATTTTACTGCAAATTTAAACGTAAAGACCACTTCAAATGGTAACTTTGATCTGACAGATTATAGTGGATCTGCTGCTATGTCAAAAAGTGTTGCTGTTGGTGCAACACTTGGTATCACAACTTCATTCACTGTTGGATTTACAAGTGCATATGATGGTCAAATGAAACTTTCTCTTGGTACAACTTCTACAAGAAATTTGGCTGAAGGAAGATATGTTTATGATGTTCTAGTGAAAGAAGAAGTTGGTGGAGGTGCCACTACATATACACTTGCGAATGGAAATATATATGTCTATAACCCTGTATCTTCAGCACCCTAAATACAGGTAGGGAAACTTGTGGAATAAATGGCACAACCAGCAAGTAGGACAGATTTAATTAATTATTGCAAAAGGCAACTGGGAGCACCAGTGCTTGAGATTAATGTTGCCGATGAGCAAATAGATGATCTGGTTGATGATGCCTTACAATATTTTCAGGAGAGACACTTTGATGGTGTAACTCAAACGTTTTTAAAATATAAAATAACTCAAGAAGATATTGATAGAGGGAGAGCACGAGGTGGCACTGATAATGCTGCTGGTATCACAACCACGACTGCATCTTCGACTATTGATGGATCTTCTGTAGACTTTTCGTTTGAAGAGAATAGTAATTATCTTCAAGTGCCACCAGAGATTATTGGAATAACTAAAGTATTTAAATTTGATGGAACAAACACTGTAACTAATAACATGTTCAGTGTTAAATATCAATTATTTTTGAACGATATTTACTATTGGGGATCGACAGAAATATTAACTTATGCAATGACCAAGACTTATCTTGAAGATCTTGATTTTGCATTGAGCACTGATAAATTTATTATATTTAATTAT